AATAAAAAATATTTATATAATTTTTATTATAATTATTAAACGATTTTGTCCCATTTTAAATCTTAAATGGTGTAAATTAAGAACGTTTTTATATTAAGCGGTTTCATTAGTTTGCCAGACTGTTTCGCAGTCCGAGCATAGGTAAATGTATTTCATCTTACTATTGTCGTATCTAATGTAAATAATTTCTCGCGGTTTGCCCTCTTTATTAGTAACACACTCCACATTTGGGCACAACACGGTATTAATTCGCGGCAATGTGGGGTCCAACTTGGTATATTTATTTACTATATGACTAAATGTTTGTTCCGACTGTTTAATATGGGTTTTTGACACGCAAACGTTCTCTATAGCAAGAAGTTTATCCTCATTTCCACATTTGCGACAGTAATATATTAGCTTGTTCGGGTCATCACTATTTATACGAATATAATACATATTAGAGCAGTTAGAACAGAAGTGCATCCTTTGATATAATATACTTTTACTTTATTTATTTATTTCAATTTTCTTTAAAATGAATAAATAAGAAATGGCACCCTACATAATTTTAGCAATGGCATGCGCTGATTTTAATCGGTCAATTAATGCCCCATAATCTGCTCGGATTGTCATGCTATAAAACCCTGTTCTAAGGTCAGTTGCTGCGCTACCCAGGTCCCGGTGTTTCTTTTCTGCAAAACCAATGAATTTGTCAAAGTTTTTATTAAAATTCTCTTTTACAAACGGGTAAAAATTTTCAAAAAACGGCATAAAAACACCGTCTTTCTTATCAACAATATCACAAACCGCAATATCCAGGTTTGCAAATTGAATAATTTCATCATATGCAGTCATGTCACGGTGCCCCTTCTCAACACCTGGCTCGTTTAACAGCGGGTCTTTGCACAATAGGGTACATAATGTCAATAGTACTGTAGAAATAGTTTGGCACGATGTCCATTGATCGCCGCGCCACGTATTCAAGAGAGAAACGCACACTTTACCGCAAACATATAGGTTGGGATTAAAGCGCACATTATTTCCGTTCGTCCAATACTTTACGGACGGCGGAGTGTGTGGATAATCGGCCGGATAGGTAAATTCAAAGAAGTAGTTCCCGCCAAAGTAGGGGGTATCAGATGGGCCTATAATGAGTGCGTAGCCCTTTAATATATCGATATCATCGTGAATGTAATATATGCCGTTTTCAGTAAGAGGATTTTTCATTATTTGCTTGACATCTTTTAATAACCTGGAAATTGTTTCTTTTGAAATACGGGTAGTCATAATATGTTTTATATTAAAATGTATTTATATCATTTCGGATTGTAATATTTCCTGCCTCGCGATTTTCTACTTCGTGTTTTCCTCCCTCGCGACTTCCGGCCTCGCGACTTTTTGCCGCGTGCCTTCCTGTATCGCAAACTCTTGCGACCTCTTCCACCAAGAATATTACATTCGAGTCCCCGAAGGTTCGGGGTTAGGTCAGTTGTCAGACTATCGAAAGCTTCCAATTTCTCTGTTAACAACTCTTGTAAAGCATATATCATTTCAATCGCAGAGTGATGTAATGCTTTATAGTTTGCATATAAGACACTTTCATATGTATTTTCCGGCGACACATAGCTGTCTCCCGATAAGGTTAGACCATGTAGTAAGTTACTAATCGTCTGGATTTCTTTTAGAACCGCATAAACTGGGTTACCATCATTCTTTTTATATTTGAAAACATAACATTTTCTGTTCCATAACCCGGAGGGATCATTCGTAGCGCTCAATACCAATGGGGGAGCTAATCCTACTACTTTATTGACAATATTATTTGGACTAACACGAGATAAATCTGCCCTCATTGGCATACAGTGTTTCTCGTGAAGGCAATCTTCGCCCCACAAAGAGTCGTCTCTTAAAAATCCCATTGCGGTATAGCTAAAAAACCCTGGTAAATTGTTATACACACCGGCAAGTTCTAATAAACACTCTTGGTTAATATTTGGGTTATTTACTAATCGTGTTATACAATATAAACACGCCCCTAACAACATGCTACCCTTTACACTACCAGGACTAACACATATTAATTTGACACACCATGAGTTTGGACGTTCTTCACATTCGCCCTTCTCGACGACAATGAACCCTGCAATTGCGCGCAGTTTATCCTGCGATGTTTTCTGCGTGCTTCCGAGTCTAATCTCGACCCGCTTGTCTACTGCAACTAATATGTCGTATTTATCCTCGCCTGCATTGATAGCCGATGTTATTGCTCGCTCGCCATATTCAGTGCCTATATCAGAACATATACCTGCTAACTTTACCAACACACCCATAGCGATTTCCGACCGCTCTGTCTCTTCTGCCTTCATTCGTTCAATGTCCACTGGAATCGACCTTGCTGTGGACCTAAGCGGTGGAGGGGAATACCACGCATGAAAAGCCGATCTGTTATATAATTCATAATTTATCAATAACCCGGATACCCGACCACTATATTCTTCTATTATATCGTCCAAAAATAGTGACATTTATAATACTTATAATAATACAATATTATTTCTTCAACCGCTATTCAAATATTCTGAACAATCCTTACATATACGCGCCTAAATCACCGTTCATTATACACGATGTATTCGTAACAACACTATATTTAATATTAGATTAGTCTGCTTGGGTTAATAGTGGGTTATTATTAAATAAAAAAATGAAATAGAAAAATGTCAGTATATTATATCAACAAATGAATGTACCAATGAACGCGCCGTCTCAATTTAAGGATTTAAACGAATTCTTAGCAAAGCATAGTGCTAAGAATGAACAAAAGGTGGGCGAGGCGTCGTGCTCTACCCATACTCGGATCCCAGATAAGGAATTAAACATTTATCCAGGGTCATATATAATTCCGAGGGAAGAGCTTGACACCTTTTATAGACTATATTATGAAAGCGTATTTATTAAACAACGTAAAGAATATTTGACAGAACGACAATTAGACGCAGCTGGTCCCATGGCAGTTGACTTTGATTTCAGATATAATCATGACGTAACATCAAGACAACACACGCGGGAACATGTTTGTGATATGGTATGTGAATATTCCGAACTACTTAAGGAATGCTATTTAATAAAGCCGGATGTTCCATTTGATGTGTTCGTTTTTGAAAAGCCAAACGTAAATAGGTTAGCGGATGGTTCGTTGACCAAAGATGGCATACATATGATAGTTGGAATGCAAATTGACCATTGTATGCAGACCTTAATTCGTGACAAAATGATTGACCGGTTGAAGGATATTTGGGACCTACCTCTCATCAACACTTGGGATTCAGTATTAGACGAGGGGATTAGTAGAGGCAAAACAAATTGGCAGCTGTTTGGGTCACGAAAGCCTGGAAATGAGGCATATGAACTTACACATCATTACATTATGGAGGTTGACCCAACCGATGGACAGTTTAAGATGGACGAAGAGGAAGTCAGCAAGTTTGATTTAAAGGCGAATTTTGCGAGACTATCTGTCCAGTATGACAAGCACCCGAAGTTTGATATTAACCCTGCAATTGTGGATGAATATAATAAGCGAATAGAAAACAAGGGGCCCAAATTAAGAAAGGCATCCAGTAAAATCAAGATGAACTTGATTGTAGAAAATGACGACGAAAATGAGTACGACGAGCAGATGTCTATTAATGATATCAAGAACAAGGATTCGCTGGCCAAAGCAGTAGACATTATGTTAAAGGGGTTGGGTGCAAACGAGTATGAAATCAAGGAGATACACGAGTTTACTCAGGCATTGTCGCCAAAGTATTATGAACCAGGTTCGCACTTGTTAAACCGCCAAGTTGCGTTTGCATTGAAGCATACCGATGAGAGGCTGTTTCTGTCGTGGGTCCAGCTGCGAAGTAAGGCGTCCGACTTTGATTACAACAGTATTCCCGAATTGTACTTGGAGTGGAAGAAGTTTACGCGGTCTAATCAGGAAGGGGTCAAAGTGACACGTAAATCCATCATGTACTGGCTTCGCAAGGACAACCCAGTTGACTACGAAAAAATTAAGCAGACCACTATTGAATATTATTTGGAACGGGCATATGAAACCGGGACGGAGTATGATATGGCAATGGTGTTGAAGCAAATGTACAAGGACAAGTATGTCTGTGTAAGCTATGATAAAAAGGGTATTTGGTACCAATTTAGAAACCACCGATGGGTTACAGACAAGGGTCTGAGTCTTCGGTCAAAGATTTCCGAAGAGTTGTATATGTTGATGGCCGCAAAGGTGGAAGGATTAACAAAGGAGATGTTTGAGTACCAAGATGACGATGAGCGTAAGATATTCCTTCAGAAGAAAATGAAGATTATTGGTGAAGTCAGTATCAAGCTGAAGAGAACAAATGACAAGAACAACATTATGCGAGAGGCTGCGGAGATCTTCTATGACGGCGAGTTTATTCGACATATGGACACGAATAAATATCTGATGTGTTTCAATAATGGCGTCGTGGACTTTGCGAATAAGGTATTCCGAGAGGGGTATCCGGAGGATTACATTACCAAGACCACCAAGATTAACTATGTTCCATATGACTCCACCAGCGAGGAGTTTATGAATACGGTCAACGAAATTGAGGTGTTTATGGGCAAGCTATTCCCCATTCCAGATCTAAACCGATATATGCGTGACCATTTGGCATCCTGCTTAATTGGTGCAAACAAGAACCAAACATTCAATGTGTATCACGGAAGCGGTAGTAATGGCAAATCTATTATTGCGGATTTAATGTCAGTTACGGTAGGCGAGTACAAGGGCACCGTTCCGATTACATTGGTTACTGATGTAAGAGGTAAAATCGGTGGCACATCCGATGAGGTACTCAAGTTAAAGGGCGTACGATATGCTGTCATGCAAGAGCCATCAAAGAACGTGAAGTTGAATGAGGGTATCATGAAGGAACTTACTGGAGGTGACCCGATTCAGGCAAGAGGTTTGTATTCCGAGTCGGAGATCTTTGAACCCCAGTTCAACTTGGTTGTCTGCACGAATAACTTGTTTGACATTGAAAGTAATGATGATGGTACATGGCGAAGAATCAGGAAGTGTGATTTCTTAGCAAAGTTCATTGATGAGGGGGAAACTTATACTGACGAAACACCGTATGTCCACAAAAAGGACAAGGGACTAAAGGACAAGCTACCGTCGTTTGCACCTGTGTTTGCAAGTATGTTGGTGAAACGTGCATTTGAGACCGGCGGCATTGTAGAAGATTGTGAAACTGTATCAAACGCGTCTAATAAATATAGAAAGGGACAGGACCACATTGCAGCGTTTGTTGCCGAAATGATTGTTAAGACAGACAATCCGAATAAATTTGTGAACAAGTCTGGGTTGAATGCTGCTTTCAAAAAGTGGTTTGAGGAAACTCAGGGGCTAAGACGGGCACCGAAGGCAGAAGAACTGCATGAATATATGAACAAGAAATTTGGCAAGAGTAGGCCGAAGGGGTGGTACGGCGTACAGTTCTTTGAACCAGACGAGGAGGACGAAGGTGGTCTGGACGAACTATAATTAATACTAATACTCGCCGACACAAAAACAACAACAACAACAA